TAGAAGTAATAGTACAACTGCTGATCAGTCAAGAGTATATATTCCAAAAACAGGCATAATAAAAAAAGCTTACATTACTTCATACTCAGCTACAACTGGAACGATAACTTCAATTACTGTTAGTATAAGGTTAAATAATACAACTGATACATTAGTGGCGTCTTCAACAGCATCAGCTATTTTTAGGACTTATAATAATAATGCGTTGTCAATTAGTGTTACTGAAGGTAATTATATTGAAATGAAGGTAATATCTACTAATACAATAGCTCCAACATTAAGTATATTTTCAGGAACACTTTACATTGAATAAAATACAAAAAATATGGTACAAATTAGATTAAAAGCAAAACATTATTATTATATAGTACACTATTTACGAAATAGTTCAGTACAGCAATATTTCTCATTAATTAATAGATTAAAAATAACATTAAATGGGAATAATGATTTAGATGCTTTTTTTGATGTGAGTGCTAATGTAGTAGAGGTAATAGATATGTTTAAGACATTGACAGTTTTGCCTGAAGGACAAGCTAATAAAATAAATACAGAGATGGATGATTTGCTATTGCCACAAATTGTATTAGGTGTGACAGATGAACAATCTAATGGAATAGGTCCTGATGAAGATGGAAACTTGCCAAATAACGCTTATTGGCAATTAATTGCACAAGGTATAACATACGCTAAAGAATTAAATACAGTTACTAAAGACAATGCAATAACACAAGGAAAAACTTTTATAGATCAGTTATGATTCTTATAATAGCAATAGTAGTATCAATTATAATTTTTCCAATAGGATTTATATTTTCAATATTTTATTTAGGAAGAAGAAAGTATTTTTATAATATAGCTAGAGCAATAGATCAATTGGGAAATGTAGTGTGTGGTAGATTATTCAACTCAACTTTAATAAAACATTACAGTATTTATAAGTTTGGAAATGAGGATGAGACAATTAGCTCAGTAATTGGTAAAAATAAATTAGCTAATACTTTGACATTTATTGGCAGATTATTGTATTACTTTTTAGAACTAATAGATAAAAACCATAGCATAAAAGCTATTGAAAATGACGAGTAAAATATCATTGAGATATTTTTTGTAATTTTATAAAAAAAACAATGGCAAAAATAGAATCATATCCTTTAGCACCATCAACAATATCAGGTAATGATAAGATGATTGGTACTGATACTGCAAATAATAATGCTACTAAAAACTTTACTGTTAATCAGTTAATTTCTTATATAGGATTAAATGGTGGGTTTGTTCCATATACAGGAGCAACAGCAGATGTTAATTTAAATAATAAAGTTTTATATGCTGCTAATGGCGTTTTTTATGGTATTGTTCAAACAAATACTATAAATATATCAAATCAGTTTTTAATAAATTCAAGTGCAGGTACATCAGGTCAAGTCCTTGTAAGTCAAGGTACAGGGAATATACCAATATGGTCATCATCAGTTGTAACAGGGCCTCAAGGTATACAAGGTCCAATAGGTCCACAAGGTGTTCCGGGTCCTGTAGGTCCTGCAGGTTTAAATTGGCAAAGTTCATGGGTGTCAGGTACGTCATATGTCATTGATGACGCTGTGGCTTACGGAGGTGCATCATGGTTTTGTATATTAGCAACATCAGGTACTATTACTCCTGATTTAGATACTACACATTGGGCGTTGTTAGCTTCACAAGGAGCACAAGGTCCTGCAGGTGCGACAGGTGCTCAAGGGCCTACAGGTGCAACAGGTCCAACAGGTGCAACAGGTCCAACAGGAACGCAAACATTACAACAAGTTTTAGACTTTGACCATGCTTTAACTAATGGTAGAAATTATCAAGGTACTCTTGCAGGATTAAGTAATACAGGGAATAATGTAAATGCATTTGGAGCAGGTGCAGCACAAGGTAATACAGGTAATGAAGTAAATGCTTTAGGATATCAAGCAGCATTAAGCAATACAGGTTTTTATGTAAACGCTGTAGGTTCAACTGCAGCTACTAGCAATTCAGGTTATCATATAAATGCTTTAGGTAGTGGTGCTGCAGTAAGCAATTCGGGTTTTCATGTAAATGCTTTTGGTGCAGATGCAGGTACATTAAACTCTTATAGTCATGTTAATTTATTTGGATACAATGCTACAGCTACAAGTAACAATATGGCTGTATTTGCAGGAGAAAATTTTATGACTAGATTAGGATATGGAGGACTTACTGCAGACCGTCTTTATACTTTCCCTGATAAGAGTGGAACATTTGCAATGTTATCGGATATAACAGGTGGTGGTAGTTGGTCTACATTAGGAAATACAGGATTAGGCGTAGCAAATTTTATAGGAACAACAGATAATGCTGATGTTATTATTAAAAGAAACAATGTAGCGCAAATAAGATTATACTCTTCTCAAACATTGTTTTCAAACAATTTAACAGTTCAAAAAAGTTCATCAGTTTTTATTACAGCAATTAATACTACAGGTAGAGGTATTGCATTAGCAGTTGACACTACTGCTACAAACTCAGGTGCTTTACAATTTTATAATTCTTCTTTTCAATCTAATTTATTAGCAGATAATCCAACTGCTGCTAGAAATTGGCAACTTCCTGACGAAAGCGGAACATTAGCATTAAGTAAATATACTTCATACGTAGCTACTTTAACACAAAGTGGAACAAGTGCTCCTACTGCTACGGTTTTAGAAAATACAACAGGACTAACTGTAACTTGGTCTTACCTTAATACAGGAAGATATGTTGCTACATTTTCTACAAGTTTAAATGCTTCAAAAACATTTATACTTGCAGGGTCTGCAGGCGCATCAAATGATACAATTACTATTAGATCAGCTATTTCAGGAGCTAATTCAATTGTTGTTTCATCAAAAGATTTTAGTGATAACTATATAAATAGTACATTGTTTAATACTACTATAGAAGTAAGAATTTACCCATAATGGATATAAGAAAAATATCAGTTGGTCCTGATTATAAAGGAGGTGCAATGCATTATATTGTAGGGCAAAAAGTATTAGGTGATTCTAACGAGATTCACCTAATAAGACATGATGAAGAGTCAAGTTCTATATTAGTGTATATAATAAATGAAAAAAGTGAAATAGTGCTTTGGAAAGAGTTCAATTCAACAATACCAATTTCAATCGAATATAATATAAATTTTTAAATGCGTTCACCATTCTACTTCATAGCAAAGCCATTGAAGGGGAAACGATACGACAACACAAAAGACATATCAGGAGTAGAGATAGTGGTTAGTACTTCAGAGGAAGACCACATGTTTTCTAACCGATATGCAGAAGTCGTAGAAGTCCCTTTAGGTTACAACGGCCCAATTACTCCGGGTGATATATTACTCGTTCATCATAATGTTTTTAAGTATTACAACGACATGAAGGGTCGTCAAAAAAGTGGTAAGAGTTTCTTTAGAGATGATAACTTCTTTATTGAAACTGATCAGTTTTTTATGTACAAAAAAAGTTCTACGTGGAACGCGTATGACAAGTATTGTTTTGTAAAGCCATTGCCGGCAATTGAATGCTACATCAAGAAGTGTTTTACTAATGAGCCATTGATGGGTATAATGAAGTACCCAAATGAATACTTGATTAGTAAAGGAATAAAAGCAGGAGATGTTGTTTGTTACAAGTTTGATTCTGAGTACGAGTTTACTGTTGACGATGAAAAGTTGTATCGAATTATGGATCATCAAATAACAATTAAGCTATGAATTTAATATCATTTGACAATGTGTTGGATAATCCAATTCAATATGTAGAGGATATTTTAAAAGGAGAATTTTACGATGTAACAGATGGTGTCAATGTATTTAAAAATATACAAGCAAGAGATAATGATGAGTTTGCTAGATATATTGAATTATTGTATCCAAGATATAAAGTGAAATTTAATTTTGTAAGAAAGTCGCCATTAAATCAAGAAGAGCCAAATTTTATACATAAAGATGATATGATGGGAGATATCACTTGCATTTTGTATCTTAGTAAATATCATCCGTTTGATGATGGAACTACAATTTACGATAAAGAAAATAATGAGTTATGTAGAGTGCTTTCAAAGTTTAATAGAATGATTGCATTTAATTCAAATGCTCCACACTCAAGAACTATATTTAAAAACTTTGGAGAAGGTGACTGTTCAAGATTAATACAAGTAATATTTTTAGAAAAAAATGAACATTAGAGAAGTAAAATTAAAAATAATTGCAGCAGGGCATAAAGCTGTTGAGCAACTGATAAAAGTTGCAGAAGAGGACATCATAAAGATAAACTCAGACGATGACTTATCTGCCGACAAGCTTAAGAATGCAGCGATGTCAAAAAAGTTAGCAATATTTGATGCTTTTGAAATACTAAGTAGAATTGAATTGGAAAGAGAAAACATAGACTCTATGGATAGAGGTATTAGTAAAACAGATACAAAACAAGGATTTGCAGAGAGAAGGTCTAAATAATACAATTTATAGTGTAGCACATGAATACGTACCTACAAATGAACTTGTTAAGAAAAACAAGGCAAGAAGTTGGGTATATGGGTATAATGACAAGTATGACTTAATAGTCATTTCAAAGACAGGACAAATAGGTCAAATCATAAATATATCAGGTCTGCTTATAGCACTCCCCGAATATCCCGATAAAATACATCAAAGAGATTCAGAGAAATCAAGACAGTATTGGCAAAGAGAAGAGATACCAAAAGACTTGTCAAAAATGAAGTCAATATTTCATTGGAATGAAATGCCTCCTCAATTTAAAGACCGTTGGATAGACTATATTGAACAGCAGTTTGATTATAGAGAGAATGGATTTTGGTTTATGAACAATGGTGTAAAGACTTATATAACAGGTTCGCATTGGATGTATCTTCAATGGGCAAGTATTGATATTGGCTATCCTGACTTTAGAGAAGCAAACAGAATATATTTTATTTTTTGGGAAGCATGCAGAGCAGACTACAGGTCTTTTGGTATGATATACTTAAAAATAAGACGTTCAGGATTTTCATTTATGTCATCATCAGAGTGTATAAATATAGGAACACTTGCAAGGGACTCTCGTATTGGTATCCTATCAAAAACAGGTAGTGATGCTAAAAAAATGTTTACCGACAAAGTTGTTCCAATAAATAACAGATTACCGTTTTTTTTTAGACCTATTATGGATGGCATGGATAAACCAAAAGCTGAGTTGGCATTTAGGATACCTGCATCTAAAATTACTAAAAAGAACATGCACAATGTGGGCAACAATGATATGGATGGATTGGATACCACAATAGATTGGAAGAATACAGAAGAGAACTCTTATGATGGTGAGAAGTTGTTGTTTTTGGCTCATGACGAGAGTGGTAAGTGGATTAAGCCAAACAATATATTGAACAATTGGAGGGTAACTAAAACTTGTTTGAGATTAGGTAGTAAAGTGATTGGCAAGTGTATGATGGGTTCTACATCAAATGCTTTAAGCAAGGGTGGAGATAACTTTAAAAAGCTATACGAAGATTCACGTATACATTCAAGAAATGCTAATGGGCAAACAAAGTCAGGGCTATATGCTTTGTTTATACCTATGGAATGGAACATGGAAGGCTTTATTGATAGATATGGCATGCCTGTATTTAGAAAGCCATTGCAAGAAATAGAAGGTGTTGATGGGGGGGTTATAAAAAATGGCGCATTAGATTATTGGGAAGCAGAGGTTGATTCGTTAAAAAATGATGCTGATGCTTTGAATGAGTTTTATAGACAGTTTCCACGTACTGAATCACATGCGTTTAGAGATGAAAGCAAAGAAGCTTTATTTAATCTTACTAAAATATACCAACAGATTGATTATAACGACTCAATGATTAAAGAACATTATATAACAAAAGGTTCTTTTCATTGGAAAGATGGAGACAAGGATAGTACAGTAGTATGGACACCTGATAGAAATGGTAGATTTTTAGTAAGTTGGATTCCTAATAAGCATTTACAAAATAATGTTTATAGAAGAGGAGAGTTATTTTATCCCGGTAACGAGCACATAGGTTCATTTGGTTGCGATCCCTATGATATATCTGCAGTAGTGGGGGGTAGAGGTTCTAATGGAGCATTACATGGAATGACTAAATTTCATATGGATGAAGGCCCTGCAAACGAGTTTTTTTTAGAATATATAGCACGACCTCAGACGGCTGAGATATTTTTTGAAGATGTATTAATGGCTTGTGTGTTTTATGGTATGCCTGTGCTTATTGAGAATAACAAACCAAGATTACTATACCATTTTAAAAATAGAGGTTATAGGAATTTTTGTATGAATAGACCTGATAAGCAATATGCTAAACTAACAAAAACAGAAAGAGAACTTGGTGGTATACCAAACTCTTCTGAAGATGTAAAACAATCGCATGCATCCGCAATCGAGTCTTACATTGAGCGATACATAGGAATGGATTTAGTAGGTGCGTATAGAGGTTCAGATGAAATGGGTACAATGCCATTTACAAGAACATTAGAAGATTGGGCAAAGTTTGATATTAACGACAGAACTAAATTTGATGCGGCTATAAGTTCAGGATTGGCAATTATGGCTAATCAAAAACATATGTATGTTCCTGAAAAAAAAGAATCAAAAATTAGTATTAACTTCGCAAGGTATAGCAATGATGGTACAACAAGTCAAATAATTCGATGAAAGATATATTAATAGACATAGTATCTACAAATTTTCCAACACAAATGGCAACAGATGCTGAGAAGGCATCTGATTCTTTTGGTTTGCAAGTAGGTCAAGCCATTCAATATGAATGGTTTAGAAAAGACGGAACTTCTTGTAGATATTATAGCCAATGGAGAGAATTTCATAGACTAAGATTATATGCAAGAGGCGAGCAGTCTGTAGCTAAATACAAAAATGAATTGGCTATTGATGGAGATTTGTCATACTTAAATATAGATTGGACTCCTATTCCTATTATACCAAAGTTTGTTGATATTGTAGTAAATGGAATGTCGGATAGACTTTTTAAAGTAAAAGCATATGCTCAAGACGCTATGTCTCAAGCTAAAAGAAACAAGTATCAAGATGCAATGGAGTCAGAGATGGCTTCTAAAGAAATCTTGACAACCATAAAAGAAAAGACAGGCGTTGATGCATTTACAATGGACCCCGATGAGCTTCCTGAAACTGATGACGAGTTGAACTTATACATGCAGTTAAACTACAAACCTGCTATTGAGATTGCCGAAGAGACTGCTATAAATACTATTTTTGAAGAGAATCATTATGATGAAACAAGAAGAAGGGTTGACTATGATATGACTATACTTGGTATAGGAGTAGCAAAGCATGAATTTCTTCCCGGCGCAGGAGTTAAAATATCTTACGTAGATCCTGCTAATATTGTTTATAGTTATACTGAAGACCCTTACTTTAAGGATTGTTTTTATTGGGGTGAGATTAAAACGCTTCCAATGACAGAACTTTTGAAAATAGATCAAACTTTAACTAAAGATGACCTTCAACAAATATCACAACAAAGTCAAGGTTGGTATGATTACTATAACGTAGCAAGATTCTATGAGAACAGTTTATTCAATAGAGATACTTGTACATTAATGTATTTTAATTACAAGACTACTAAGAAGGTTGTTTACAAGAAAAAAATACTTGAAAATGGCGGTTCTCGTGTAATTGAGAAAGACGATACATTCAATCCTCCAAACGAAATGATGGAGGAAGGTAATTTTGAGAAGTTAGAAAAGACAATTGATGTTTGGTATGAAGGAATAATGGTAATGGGTTCTAATATCTTATTGAAGTGGGAGATGTCTGAGAATATGGTTAGACCTAAGTCAGCGTCACAACATGCAATACCAAACTATGTAGCTTGTGCTCCTCGTATGTACAAGGGTGCAATCGAGTCGTTGGTTCGTAGAATGATTCCATTTGCTGATTTGATTCAGATAAGTCATTTGAAACTACAGCAAGTAATAGCTCGTGTTGTCCCTGATGGTGTATTTATAGACGCTGATGGTTTAAATGAGATTGACTTGGGTACAGGTGCGGCATACAATCCTGAAGACGCATTAAGATTGTACTTCCAAACAGGTAGTGTTATAGGAAGAAGTTATACGCAAGATGGCGAGTTTAATAATGCAAGAATACCAATTACACAGCTTACGTCTAATTCAGGCGCAAGCAAGACGCAAATGCTTATAACTAACTATAATCATTACATGGATATGATAAGGGCTGTAACAGGCTTAAACGAGGCTAGGGACGGCTCAATGCCTGATCCTAACTCATTAGTTGGTGTACAGAAGTTGGCAGCATTAAATTCAAATACCGCAACAAGACATATTCTTGAAGGTGGTTTATTTATTTACAAAACAATAGCAGAAGCATTAACGTACAGGATTGGAGATATATTGGAGTACGCTGACTTTAAAGATGACTTTGTAAATAAAATAGGCAAGTACAATGTTTCTATACTAAATGACATCTCTGATTTATACATATACGACTTTGGTATTTTTATTGAATTGTCTCCTGACGAAGAGCAAAGAGCTCAACTTGAAGGCAATATACAAATGGCATTATCTAAGGGCGACATAAACCTTGAAGATGCTATAGACATAAGAGAGATTAAGAATATAAAGCTTGCTAATCAATTGCTAAAGATGAAGCGAGTTAAGAAGAATGATAGAGAAGAGAAGATGAAGATGCAACAACAAGCAATGATTGCTCAACAACAAATGCAATCTCAACAACTAGCAGGGCAAACAGCAATGCAAAAAATTGAGATGGAAACCAATGCTAAGATAAAAATAAAGCAAATGGAAGTTCAGTTTGATATGCAAAAAATGCAACAACAAGCTCAATTGAAATCTCAGTTAATGGCAGAAGAGTTTCAGTATAACCAAAGACTTTACGATATGGAGATTGGTAATACAACACAAAGAGAAAAAGAGAAAGAAGTAGCTAAGGACAAAAGAATAAGCATTCAAAATACGCAGCAATCAAAGTTAATAGACCAAAGGAAAAACAATTTACCTCCGTTGAATTTTGAATCAAATGAGGACAGTCTTGATGGTTTTGATTTGGCTGAATTCGAGCCTCGATAAAGTGTAAAGTAAAAATGTATAATTTTGTAATAACTAAAATCAAATTAAAATGGAATTTAAAGTAAAATCATTAGATGTAGTTGAGCCAAAAAGTGCTCAAGAAGTAGAACAAGTTTTATTAGAAAAGCATGAAGCTGAATTAAATGGTGGTGGCAGAGTTGATTTCTCAATAAAACCTACAGAAGAAGTTCAACCTGAACCTGAGCAAGTTCAAGCCGAATCTGAACAAGTTGAAGATGATTTAAGCGAAGAAAAAGTTCTTTCATTTATTGGTAAAAGATATAATAAGCAAATTAATTCTTTTGAAGAGTTAATGGCTGAAAGAAAAGAAGCAGAAGAACTTCCTGAAGATGTTTCTGCTTATATGAAGTATAAGAAAGAAACAGGCAGAGGATTTGAAGATTTTCTTAAACTAAAGAAAGACTTTGATTCTATGGATTCAGATGATTTATTAAAAGATTATCTTACTTCTACGCAAGAAAGTCTTGATGAAGATGACATTGAAACATTGATGGACGATTATAGATATGATGAAGATATTGATGATGAGTCTACAATTAAAAAAATAAAAATAGCAAAAAAGAAAGTTGTTGCTGAAGCAAAAAAATTCTTTAATGACCAAAAAGAAAAGTACAAGATACCTCTTGAGTCAAGTGGGTCATCTCTTTCTAATGAGGAAAAAGAAGAGTTTGAAGCTTACAAGCAATATACAACACAAGCTAAGACCATACAGGAAGAAAACGAAAGAAAACGTGGATGGTTTGAACAGAAAACAAATGAGCTTTTCACTAATGAATTCAAAGGTTTTGAGTTTAAAATTAATGACAAGTCTTTTTCATTTTCACCTTCAGACGCATCTGAGTTAAAAAAAGTACAGCTTAATCCATCAAGCTTTATAAGTAAGTTTTTAGATGAAAGCGGCTTAATGAAAGATTCGGTTGGATATCACAGGTCGTTAGCGATTGCAATGAATCCTGATAAATTTGCTAAGTTTTTCTACGAACAGGGACAATCTGATGCTACTGAAGACAGTATGCGAAAGATCAAAAACATTAACATGTCTGAACGTAGAGCACCTGAAGCATCTAAATTTACGGATGGTATGCAAGTAAAAGCGGTTAACCCCGACTCCGGGAAGAGTTTAAAAATCCGAAGTATAAAAAAATCTTAAAAATTTAAAACATTAAAAAATGGCAAGTGCTTTATTAAATAACCCCACCTTTGCGTTGCAACCGGCACCGCAGCAAGTGGCGTTACAAACAAACTACATTACCAATTTCGATTTCTTGAATCAGTATCTTCCTGATACTTATGAGAAAGAATTTGAGCGTTACGGTAATAGAACGGTATCTTCATTCTTAAGAATGGTAGGTGCTGAAATGCCTTCTAACTCTGACCAAATCAAATGGGCAGAACAAGGTCGTTTACACATTAAATACACAAATTGTACTTCAGGTGCAGCTGCTGCTTCTGATACAGCAACAATCACAGTAGCTGATACAGGAGTTACTCAAGTTGCAATTCGTGTTGGACAAACAGTAATGATTCAAAATAATACCTCAGGTATTTTTAACAAAGCTGTTGTTACTTCTGTTGGAACATTGACATTTAACGTAGCTTATTACGAAGCAAATGGTCAGACATTTGCTATATCTACTCAATGTACTGTATTTATTTATGGTTCTGAGTTTAAGAAAGGAACAAACGGAATGGTTGGTTCTTTAGAAGCTGATGACGATATCTACACCAACAAGCCTATTATCATTAAAGATAAATATGCTGTAAATGGTTCTGATATGGCTCAAATTGGATGGGTTGAGGTAACATCTGAGAATGGTGCTACAGGATACCTTTGGTATTTGAAATCAGAGCATGAGACTCGTTTACGTTTTGAAGATTACTTAGAAACTGCAATGATTGAAGCTGTTCCTGCTGAAGTAGGTTCAGGAGCAATTACTGTATTAGGTACTGCAGGTGTTGCAGGTTCTGCAGGTTCTGAAGGTATTTTCTACGTTGTAAACAATCGTGGTAACGTATGGGGTGGTGGCACACCAACTACACTTACTGATTGGGACACAATCGTATCTCGTTTAGATAAGCAAGGTGCTATTGAAGAAAACGTAGTATTTGTAAATCGTGGTTTAAGTTTTGACATTGACAACATGTTAGCAGGATTGAATGGTTTAGGTACTGCAGGATCAGGTGGTACTGCCCCTGCTCAAGGTGCTTCATTCGGTTTGTTTGACAATGATGTTGCAATGGCGTTAAACTTAGGTTTCACAGGATTCCGTAGAGGTTACGATTTCTACAAGTCTGATTGGAAGTACTTAAACGATCCAACAATGCGTGGTGGTCTTAGTGCTACTGCTGCTTCTGCAACAGGTACAATCACAGGTTTATTAGTTCCTGCAGGTTCTACTTCAGTTTACGATCAAATCATGGGTAAAAACGCTAAGAGACCATTCTTACACGTTAGATACCGTGCTTCTGAAGCTGAAGACCGCAGATACAAAACTTGGATTACAGGTTCTGCCGGAGGTGCTCAAACAAGCGACTTGGATGCAATGGAGGTTAACTTCCTTTCTGAGCGTTGTGTATGTACTTTGGGTGCAAACAACTTCGTATTATTCCGTTATGGATAGTATATATTTAAATTAGGGGGTGCACAATGCACTCCCTATTTTTATTTTTAAAATCAAATTAAATTATATAAAATGACAAAAGCTACAGTACCTGTAAATAAAATTTACAAGTTGAAAATAGGAAGCCCCTTATCCTATACTTTACCATCAAGAAACCACCATAGATTCCCTTTGATGTGGTTTGATGAGAAAAACAATGTTAATCGTGCATTACGATATTCAGTAAATCAAAAGTCACCATTTGAAGATGAGCAAGATGGCAATGCTATTCTTGAGCCAATTGTTTTTGAAGATGGATTTTTGAGTGTTCCAAAAAACAATCCTGTATTACAAGAGTTCTTACATTACCATCCTTTAAATGGTGTTACATTTACAGAGGTAGATAAAGAGAAAGAAGCTTCTGATGAAGTTGCTAATATGAATATAGAAGTAGATGCGTTAATAGAAGCTCGTCAATTATCAATTGACCAAGTTGAAATGCTTACAAGAGTATTATTTGGTAAAGACCCTTCTTTAATATCTACTGCAGAGTTGAGAAGAGATATTTTAATTTTTGCTAGACAAGAACCAAGAGAGTTTTTAAATATAATTAACGATCCTGAGTTGAATTACCAAGCAAAAATTAGACAATTTTTTGAGAATAAATTATTAGCTTTGCGTAATAACGACAAAGAAGTATGGTTTAATACTCCTACAAATAAGAAAAAAATGATGTCGATACCATTTGGTGATGATCCTTACGATGCAACAGGTTCTTACCTGAAAAGCGATGAAGGGCTTGATTCACTAAAAATGTTAGAGGCTTGTTCAATATAGTCTGTTTTGTTTAGTTTAATGATTAATAAGAGGTGTTTCTACACCTCTTTTTTTTGTGTATATTTGTAAAAAATAAATAGATGATAAACTCGGTTAGAAATACTGTATTATCTGTATTGAACAAAAATAACTTTGGATACATCTCTCCATCTGATTTTAATTTGTATGCTAAGCAAGCTCAGTTAGAAGCATTTGAAGAGTATTTTAGTAATGCAAATAAAACTACAAATCTAGAGAATACTCGTATGTCAGGAACAGACTACTCTGATATACAAAAAGCTATAAGCGAAACATTGGAGTATTTTTTGGTAAATGATTTTTTAAAACCTTTTGATTATAATAATACTGATGTAACTAGAAATAGATTTTATATACCATCACTTACTACTACAGGCAATGAGGCATACATGATAAACAGAGTGGTGCTTTATCCAACTATTTTAGTTAATGCAAGTGTAAATACTTTTGTTCAAACAGATAGACTTATTGATAGCTCAGCTAGTTTTATTGGATTAATTAATCCTGGTGATATTGTTGTAAATTCAGTTACAAACAAAACAGCTACAGTTTATACTATACTTACTAATGATGAGCTTTTATTAAGTGCTAATATTTTCCCAAATACAACTACTCCTTATTATATAGTATCAGGAAAGAATTATGTTGAGTCTGAGAAGGTTAGCGCAGGTAAAATAATTGGTCTTAATCTTTCTAACTTAACAGCTCCAAGTTCAATGTTCCCTGCCTATACACAAGATTCAACATTAATGCAGATATATCCTACATCAAGTACTTTTGTTATTGGTAAATTAGGTCAAGTGCAATGCAATTACTTTAGGTATCCAAAAGAACCTAAATGGACATATGTAACATTGGGAGGAGGAGAACCTATATTTGACCAAACACAACTTGATTACCAAGATTTTGAGTTACCACAAGAAGATGAGTTTAAATTAGCAATGAAGATTCTTCAGTATTGTGGTGTATCAATACGCGAGAATGAAGTTACTCAATTTGCAATGGCTCAAGAACAACACGAACAACCTACATTTAGTCAGCAACAATAATAAACTATGGCATACATATCTCAATATAAGTATTACGAAAATGAAGGAGTTACTCCTTTGGATTCCAATTGGGGATCGTATCAGTATATTAGCTTACAAGACATTGTAAACAATTTTATATTGATGCATACAGGGAATCATTCGTTAGTAAATAATGAGGAGAAGTATAAAATAATATTTCATGCTAAACGTGCTATACAAGAATTAAATTATGATGCTTTTAAAGAAATAAAAGTATTGGAGCTTAGTGTTGTAGATACGCTTAGATATGTGCTACCTTCTGACTTTGTAAATTGGGTTAGGATATCATTGTATAAAAATGGTGTACTTAGACCATTGTCTGAGAATATTCAAACATTATCTTCTACTGCATATTTACAAGATAACAAAGGTCAGATTTTGTTTGACCAATTTGGCAATATATTACAACCGCAGTATTCCAATATTGATTTTGATAGATTGATGAATACTAAAAAAAGTATTTACTTAAATCAGGGACATCAATTTAGTGGTCAGAATGGTTGGTTTTACGAAGGTATTTGGTATTTCGACTATGGGGTAGGTAAGCATTTTGGATTGAACACAGAAACGGCTAATTTTAACCCTACATTCAATATAAACAAGAAAGCAGGTGTTATTAATTTTGATTCAGGGATGTCAGGCGAAACTTGCATACTTGAGTATATATCTGATGGTATGGAGAATGGAGATAATTCATTGGTTACGGTTAATAAATTATTTGAACAATATATTTATGCAGCCATTAAGTATGAAATGTTAAACTCTAAATTTGGGGTGCAAGAATATGTTGTGCAAAGGGCAAAGAAAGACAGAAGGGCTTTATTAATGAATGCGAAAATAAGAATCAGTAATATCCATCCCGGCAGATTGTTAATGAATATGAGGGGTATGGACAAAGTAATAAAATAACATGGGAAAATTATCAAGAAACTTCGTAGCAGGAAAGATGAACAAAACTTTTGACGAAAGAGTTGTTCCTAATGGAGAGTATATTGATGCTATGAATATCAGGATGGGTTCTACTGAAGATTCTGAGATTGGTGTTCTTGAGAATACAAAAGGTAATATTGCTTTATCAAGATTAGCATTTAATATTGATCTTTTAAATTTTTCTGCTGCTCCATTAAGTATAAATGCAAAATGTATAGGAGCAATAGCTGATGATGCAAATGAAATTATTTATTGGTTTGTTACAGATCCTTCATTTGTTATGCCCCCATCTACAGGTTCTGTCAAATTGGACATGATTGTATCGTTAAATATACTTACAGGCATTTTAACGTATCATGTTGTTTCATTTGTTGTTTTAAATTTTAATGAAAATTATTTAATTACAGGAGTAAATATAATTGGAGATTTATTATTTTTTACTGACGACTATAATCCTCCAAGATTTATAAACATAAAAAGAACTTATAATCTTCCTACAAATCAATTTGATTTTAATGGAATTACATCAGAAGAATTATTGGTTATTAAAAAACCACCATTAGAATCTCCTGTAGTTCAACCTATTGTAACAAATAGTCAGTCTACATTTATGGATACTAGATTTATTTGTTTTGCTTATAGATATAAGTACGCAGATGGCGAGTATTCTGCAACATCGCAATGGTCTGCTCCATCATTTGTTCCTAAGCCTTTCCAATTTACTATAAATAGTTATTTAAATGAAGGGATGACAAATGCTTGTAATACTGCTATTATAACTTATAATACAGGTGGTCCATTGGTAGTTGGCGTTGACTTACTTTTTAAACAAATGTCAAGCAATGTTATAAAAGTAATTGAGAAGATAAATAAAAAACAAGCAGGATTTGGCAATAATGCTCCAAAGCAATATACGTTTGACAATAGCAAGATATTTACTATACTTCCTGAATCTGAGCTTTTAAGACTTTATGATAACGTACCAAGATTTGCTAAATCTCAAACATTAATGGGCAATAGATTAATGTATGGTAATTATGTAGAAGGATACGATTTGATTGATAAAAATAATTCTCCTACAAAGTTAGAATATCAAACAACACTTATATCTGAGATTATAGGCGAATCAAGTTTAGACGACAATACGGTATCAGGAGAGTATAGTATAGATATTATAAAAACAATTCCAAATTCTGTAGTTGAAGTTGATTTTACAGGAGCAAATTTAGTTCAGGGTGCAATTCTTTCTTTGGAGTTATCAATATCTCATGCTGATTTTTCAGGAGATGTAACTCCTACTGAACAAACGGAATCTTTAAGTTTAAACTTTTCTTTTTTCTTATTGCAAGATTACAATTCTGTGTATGAAATGGCGACAAGTGTTGAGTTTCAAAATGCTATAGGGACATCGTTACCATTGGGGAATATTCAAACAGTATTCCCTTTTAACTCATGTACAGGTATAACATTTACAGATTCTGTAAACTGTGCACTACCTGCAACATTGGATTATAGTGGAGGCACACTTACTAAATACAAAAGTGGTATATCAGTAGGGGGTCAAGCTGTTGAAGTTATTACAAGTCCGGGAAGTAGTGTGATTGGTCTTAAGATTATTGCAATGAGGTACGTAGATGATACTACTACTCCAACTGTAAATGCTTACGAGTACTACTCATACACATTTGCTGAAGCTACATTTCAAGAGATAGGAAATCCAAGAAGTCTACATAGTAATCGTGGTTACCAAATTGGTATGGTATATATGGATGAATTTAACAGGTCATCAACAGCATTGGTTAGTACGCGTAGCGATACCGAGCAAATTCCATGTGGTTTTGCAGATAGAAAGAACTCAATACAAGTAACTATACCAACTACACAGATTGCTCCATATTGGGCTACAAGGTATAAGTTTGTTATAAAACCTGACCAAGAAAATTATGAAACTATTTATAGTTCAATATTTTTTAAAAGTCCTACAAATAATGAGGTTTACTTTTTACTTGAAGGAGAAAATTCAAGAAAGATTGAGAAAGGAGATAGATTGATTGTAAAAGCAGATTCAAATGGTCCTACTCAGACTTGCACTTATGCTACTGTACTTGAAACGCAATCGCAAGCAGAAGGATTTATTGAACCTGAGACAAATGTAGTTCCACCTGCAGGTGTGTATATGAAAATAAATCCAAACGATTTTGTTGTTGTTGAAGACCCTAATTCAACTGTAGCTCCCGGATCTCAAAGCAGATGCAAAGATCCCGGTGCAGGAGCAGGAGCAATTTTAACATATCCAATGAATATTGCAGATCCAAGCAATCCGGGTATGTTTATTGACTACACAGTTCCTGCAGGAAGTAAAATAGTTATAAATATTAGATTTGAAAGAAGAGGTGCAGGAGCAGGAAATAGACAATGTGAAAGAAGAGAGTATACTTTGGATTTGACATTGATATCTTCAAACAATTATGATAATATGGCTGATTGGTGGAATGGAGATAATGTAGAAGCATTAATAGACTCAGGAGTTAAAAATGTAGGCGGAAGTGGTTGTCCAATTGAGAATGAGTATATCCCAACATTAATGACTACATCGTCTACAGGACCTTTCCCTATACCTTCTGCTCTATGTACAAACTATTATCAATTTGCTAGACTTACAGATACCAATGAACTTGTATTGGTATTAAGAGGAACAGACCCTTGTACAATAGGTATAGGAGGAAATGACAAAAGACGATCTTGTACTTCTGCTAATATTCAAGTATTTAGGGCTAATAATCTTTTTATATTTGAAACAGAACCACAAGATTCACTACCTGATATTTTCTTTGAGAATGACTTATCCTTTGCTATTGATGAAGATGGATACCATTCAGGCAATGTTCAAACACAAACATCATCACTACCTGCAATTATTGATACAGGATTCTTTAACTGCTTTACATTTGGTAACGGAGCTGAAAGTTATAAAATCAGAGATTCAATTGTTGGTGTACCTATGAATTTAGGTAATCGTGTAACTCAAGTATCTGCGCAAGATTACAAAGAAGCTGATAGATTTGCTGATATTACATATAGCGGTATATTTAATGCCGAATCAAATGTAAATAAGTTAAACGAGTTTAATTTAGGTCTTTTAAATTATAAAAGATTAGAAACATCATTTGGCGAGATATTTAAAATGGATGGAAGACAAACAGATGTACTTGTTTTGCAAGAAGATAAAATATCTTACGTATTAGCAGGTAAAAACTTGTTGTCTGATGCTGCGGCAGGGGGTGCAATTACATCAGTACCTGAAGTATTGGGAACTCAAATTGCTCGTACTGATAAATATGGTATAAGTTTTAATCCTGAGAGTTATGTACAATGGGGTTCAGATAGATATTTTACTGATGCAAAAAGAGGTGTTGTATTGCAATTAAGAGGTGACTCATACTCAAACGAGCAGTTAATGGTTATCTCTGATGCCAATATGAGAACTTGGTTTAGAGATGAGTTCAATAGGTCTTTTAATACACAAAAACTTGGAGGATATGACCCTTACTCAAATGAGTATGTATTGGTATCAAATGATAGATTACTCCCTATTAGTCCTCAATGTATTCCATGTGGAACAAATCAAACACTTACGCTTAATGATGCGATTGATCCATTAATAGGATATGCTGAGTTTGATTATTGTGTTGATGTAGGAGCTCTTGTTGGAGATGTTAATATAACATACAATATACAATCAATAGAAAGCGGTGAATCTTTTAATATAATTGCAAATTTTAACTTAGTAAATACCGAGTCGGGTTTTGTTGACGAAGATGGCTTGTTTTCTTTTTCAAAAGGAGTTAACAATATTGAAGTTGCAAACATTAAAATAAGATATACAGGAGCTGTTACGCTTAGTGTAAATGTAGCATGTCCATTGGCTAAGACTTTAAATATAGTACAGGTTGTTCTTACTATAAACTCAGAAGCAGGAGACACTATTGATGCTCAATATAGATACACAAATGGAACATTTACAGGCGCATTACAGTCTAACTTTGTAACATTTGCAAGTGGAACAACATCTCCTTTAGTTTCTTGGTACAATATAGTATCAGGTCCTGAAGGAAATGCAGGTTTCCCTCAAGGAGGTAGCACAATGAGAATGCAAACAAATTTGATTACTGCAACAGGATTATACCAAAATTCAAGCAGAGATAAGTTTAAGTATTTAAAAAGCAGTACATTGTATGGAAATAATACGATTGATATAAATGCAATGTTAAATAATGTAAATACTTATACAGCTACTCCAATTGTTTCTGCAAGTTCAAGTTTGTATTATGCTGAATTTACAGTTCCTTCTAGCACTTATTCAGGTGAGTATTTATATTTAATTTGGGATTTAACATCATCAGTAGCACAAGGATTATGTTATGACCCTACAGATATAAATGCTGTATGTTGCGAATGTACTTATTGTGGACCTTCTGAATGTGTAGAGATAACAATAAATCCAAATGGAGCAGATTGTGTAATTGGTTTTTTAAATGGAATTTGTGGTACTCCCGGATTATATCAAGTAACTTTAAAAGAAGATGATCCACCTCTAACAATTTGTATAAACTCAGCAGGTACACCTAATATACAATATGAAATAACACAAGGTAATCCTATACTAACTGTAGATAGTTGCGGATGTACGCCACCATAAAAATAAATTATGCCAATAACACAACCATTTTATTTAAATGCCGATAACCTTTATTCAGCTACTGCTGTATTTCTTGATGCTGCATTAACAATGTGTGCTCCTGATGGATTCTATGCAGGAGGTGGTATTGTTAGAGAGTTAGTTAATTGTAAACTGCTTCCATTACAACAATGTCCTAGTTGCTGTAGTCAGCCTTGTACGAGTTGGAATGTAGTGGGTAATCAAGGACCATTTCAATTAAAATATGCTGCTTGTGGAAATAGAGGACTTGTAGTTGAAGAATTTCCTGATGGTACAAATGTAGACATATGCGTTGGTTATGGAGATATTCCTAATGTTCAAACAGGCAATGCTACTATAAGTATAAATAGAAATTGTGGATGTTGTGTAGGACCATGTGAGACATGGAGTATAACTAATGTAACTGAAAGCGTAACAGTATCTTATACAGATTGTGATGGCACGCCTAAAAATATACTTGTAAATGTGGGATTTACAGGAGGTATGTGTATTTTATCGGGAACATTTCCTACAATAGATACAGGAGCAGCAATAGTTCAATTTGATTCTTGTGATTGTATTGATTAAAAAATAACTATGACATATACTTTAACATATAGCGAAGCGGTAAAAGGATGGGTGTCCTTCTACTCTTTTGAACCTGATTGGATGATTGGTATGAATAACTACCTGTACACATTTAAAGGTGGTGATATATATCGTCATAATGCAACTGATTTAAGAAATACTTTTTATCAGCAATGGTGGGATAAAGTAGGCACTCCTGCTTTATCTTTTACATCATCAAGAATAAAGTCAGTTATAAATGACGCACCACTTGAAAGCAAACTATTTAAGACCATTGTATTAGAAGGTGACTCAACGTGGTCAGGCAGTCTTGTTACTGATTTACAGAACTCTGGCGAAGTTCAGTCAGGTTATTTTGAAAGAAAAGAATCAAGCTATTTTTCATTTATAAGAAACAATGACTCAGGAGAGTTGTCAATAAGAAGTACAAGTGGTATAGGAAAAAGTATTAGTGTAACGCCGGGACTTTCTACTCAAATTAATTTTTCAATATCGCCATTGGTATCTATTGGAGGAATGATTAGTATTGGTGACTCTATATATTTTGCAATACTACCTGCTAATTCAATATTTTTTGCAGGTAAAGTATCTAATATTATACAAGATTACACATCAGGTATAAATAGAATAATTGTAAATACAAATTTACCTAATACTGTTCCAATAACAACGCAAGACCCATATATTCTTTACACTAAAAATTCAATTGCTGAATCTCACGGAGTGTTAGGTCATTACTGTGTATTTGATTTTACAAATGGTAGCGCAGGAAAAATAGAATTGTTCTCAGTTGGCTCAGAGGTGATGAAAAGTTATCCGTAAAAAAATGATATATTTGTACTGAAATGGAATTACAAATTCGCAAATTAAATAGTACAGATTACGACAACATTCTTGTTGGATGGTGGAAGGATTGGAATTGGGATGCCCCGCCAAAAGACTTCTTGCCTGATGATAGTGAGGGTGGTATTATTGTATTTGATGGAGACACTCCAATATGCGCAGGGTTCTTGTACGCAACTAATTCAAAAGCAAGTTGGATAGATTGGATTATATCTAATAAAGATTATAGAAAGAAACCACAAAGAAAACAAGCATTGGTTTTATTGATTGAAACATTGACCAACATATCAAAGAATGCAGGCAATAAGTATGGATATGCGTTAATTAAACACAAAGGACTTATAAGTACATACGAGAGTTTAGGGTATGTAAAAGGAGACAGTTACACGGCAGAAATGCTTAAAAAATTTTAATATGGCAGTAGCAACAGCAACAGCAATAGCATTAGGCGGAATGGCCGTATCAGCAGGTACAGCAGGTATGTCATTTGCTCAGGCAGGAAAGCAAAGAGGTTTGCAAAGACAAGCTGAGAGAGATGCACAGAACGCATTTGACGAGGCACGTAAAGACTTGGGCAAAAACTATTACCAAGCAATAGGATTACAAAAAGAACCTTACGAGTTAAGTCGTGAGGGATTGTTGTCATCATCATTTGGTCTAACTCAAGCGGCTCAGGAGAGCGAGAGAGGTGCAGCAGAGGCGGCAGGTAGAATATACTTGGCTTCTCAGCAAGGACAAGGTCAAGTAAGATCAGAGCAAGGGCAAGAGTTATTGAATCTTGAGAAACTTACAGCACAAGAGAATAGTCGATTAAGGGATATAGGTGTTGGCTTAGACTTAGAGCAAGCGGCAGGATATCAACAAGCGGCTAGAGATGCACAAGAAGCTGCGGCTAAAGCTACTGAGCAAGGAATGAAATCAGCAACTGATGCCGCTATGACAGGAGTAAAAGAGCTTGTACCTTTGTTTGCTAATCAAGGAACTGCAAAAACTGCTATTCCTGCAACAGTTACCAATCCTGCAACAGCAACTACTCCAATGAGCAAGAGTATAGACCAAAGCACTTTGAAGGGTGGTTTTGATTTTAATCAGGGGAATACTGACATTAATGGCAATCCTATTAATGTTGCAGGAAAGATTCCAACTTTAAAAGATATTTATCCTTTGAATAATCTTGCATTACAGAGCAAGCAAAATACTTTGCCTACAAATTATTACATGGTAGGAAATCAAAATGCTTACAACCCTTTTCAAATTTATCAATAAATATAGAGTATGCCATTAGGATATAAATATGCTGAAAGAGATACCGACAGTTACGTAGATTGGTCTGCCGTAGGTAAGAACCTTTCTAGCGCATTAGCTACAGAAGCTCAAGACCGTAGAGATAAAATACAAGATTTTGAGGATCAGAATTTAAAAGACATTGACTTTTTAAACAAAGCACCTCAAGGTAAATATGACCCTGCAAATAAATTTACAAATAATTTTGCTCATGATGCTAAAGAGCAAAATGCTATCAATTATAAATTATTAAGGGCAGGTAAATTAGATCCAAGACAATTTACTTTAATTAGACAAAATATGATGAATGGCACAAATCAATTGTTTGATTTGCAAAAGACATATCAAGAAGAATTTGATAAAAGAATGGCAGGTATCCAAGCAGGAGATTTACAAGCTTTGAATATTGCCAACATGGAATACGTTGAGATGTTTGGTGACTTCTCTAAATCAAAAGGAATTATAAATCCATTGGATGGCACAGTTAATATTGGTATAATGGCTTCAAATCCTAAGACAGGAGTTATGGAGCTTACAAAAGATGTTATGCCTGTTAGTGTGGCTATGGGAAAGCTTAGAACCGAGATTAAAACATTTAAGGTTGATGATGAAATCAATAAGTCAATAGCGGCATTTGGAGATAGGAAAGAGGCTATATACCAAGCAGCGACAATAACAGGAGCAGGAACTATAACTGAGCTTACAGGTATTGATGCATTGAAAAGGTATCCTAAAATAGAAGGATTTAAAAATGCTATTACTGAATTTAATAAAGCTGTTGATGGTACTATTGCAGTTTACTTTTCAGGTAATAAATACAACTTGTCTTCTGTATTAACAGAGAATACAGGTAGGTACAATGCTCAATCATACGTTTATGATAAAGATGTTGCGGCTAAAGACAAAACTAAATTGCTTTTAAAAATAGACCCAAGCACAGGATTGCCTGTATTAGACGAATCTGCTCCGCACTTTGCAGAACAAAAAAAAGAGGCTGAGGCTTGGGTTAGAACTCAGATAATGAACAGATTAGATAGCGAGAGAAAGGTTACTACAACAAGTCAGTTGAGCGAAGGAAGAGGTAAAGAAAAATGGCAGCTTGATGATGAAGCAGAAAGAAAAGAAGCTAGTAATTTAGCCGAACAAATTGGGAACGTAATAAAAGGAAGTGCTACTGATGTAAATAGCTCTTTAGGATACTTTGCAGGACTTGGGGTTCCTATCCGTAGAACTACAAATGCAATACTCATATCTCAAAAACAAGCAGATGGAACAACAAAAGAAATACCATATTACTTTAGTAAAAGTGGTAAACTTGCGAATCCTTTAAAATTTGGAAAGTCATTAATATCAGCAGTAAATGCAAAAGGATTAAGGGAAGATTATGTTGCAGACGAATTAAAAAGATTTATAAATCCTAATAGTGCTATTAATACAGTTAGTCAAGGTTCAGGTTATTCAAGAGAAAGAGATCTTAATTCAGCATTTGCCAATAAAATAAGTACAGGAGGATTAGGTTTCAGTTTAAATGTATTTAAAGGTAAAAAAAATATAAAAGGAGCGATGCCTATACTTGAAAGAAAATTAGCAGGTATACCGGAATTAGAAATTATTCCAAATAAAACATTGGGAGTAAACGATATTGAGTTTAAAATAGGAACAAAAACTATAACTTTAAACACGAATGAAAGTGAAGAAAAAGCGCAAAAAAACTATGATGCTTTAGTAATTTTTTTAAGTGAAAATGTTAAAAAAGAAACTAAAGAAAAACTTCTTGGAAAGGATTTTACAGAAGAACAAGCAAGAGCAGCGGAACAAAGCGGAACATTAGAATTAGACAACTAAAAATCAAAAGATAAACAATGGACGAATTAAAAAAACTATATGATGTATTAGTTAGAGAAGGTAAATACAGTAAATCTTTTGAAGAGTTTCAAGTAAAATGGGGTGACCAATCTTACAAGGACAAGGTATATGATGTAGTAGTAAGAGATGGTTTTTATTCTAAAGATAAAAATACATTCTTACAAAAATATAGTGGAGCAGGTACACCTGCACCTGCTCCTACTCCTGCACAACAACCTGTGCAAGAATTACAAGAATCTGCACAACAACCTGTGCAACAACCTGCCGTTGAAAAAAAAAACGAATCCGATACTACGGCATTACCTTTGGAAGATACTTCTTCGGCTGCGCAATTGCCACCTACGAAAAATAAGGAAGATGATGGTGGTATATTGTCCACAATAGGCAAAGGCATTGAGAATGTTACAGGATACGTATCAGGTATGGCAGCAGAGGCTGAGAAGAGTGTATTAAGCTTTGCAGATGATATTGTTAGCGGAACAAAAAAACTATTTGAAGAAAGGAATGGAGCAATAGGGAAAGATGAAAAATTTAACCCATTAAATCCTTTAGATGTAATAAAAGTTACAGGTGAAGCTTTAGCAAATAAAACTAGAGAGGTAATAAATTCAACACTTTCTCAAGAACAAAAAAATGCTGTAATAAAAAAACTTCAAGAAGCTTCGGATAGAACAAAATATGAAATATCAAAAAGAGAGAAACTTCAAGAAGAAACATTAGATAATAGTATAACTACAAAAGTGTTAAAAGGTATTGCAGGATTTGCTCCCGATTTGGCGGCTGCTGCCTTAATGAAAAACCCCACAGTTTTAGAATCAAAATACGCAGCAACGACAGCACGAGTTTTGCCAACTTTAGAGAGAATATCTCCAAAAGTAGCGGCTATTGTTGAGAAGTACACACCTAAAGTAGCAAAGTTTACAGAGGAAGCCGTTAAAGCTCCAATGACAAAAATATTTACTGTTAAAGGTGCAATAAGTGGTGTAGCAAAAGCTAAAGATGATGAGACATTACTTGAGGCAGGCGCAAAAGGTGCAGGTAAAGGATTTTTAGAAGGTATATATATGCACGGTCTTGGTGCTGTTGCAGGGAAAACATCGCCTATTATCGCCAAAAGATTGTCTAAGACAGGAATGAATAGTGCTATATCTACAGCTATAGCTAATCCGCTTGCAAATGCAGGGGTATTTGCTACTGCTAAGGCTATACGTACACCCATACAGGAAGGTAGATTGGCTACAGGCGAAGAGTTAGCTATGGAGATTGGTACAGGCGTTGGTTTCAGTTTGCTTCATGCCGGAAGTCTTTATAAAAACCACAAAGAACTAAATCACTACTACGATAATACACTAAAAGAGAATGAGTTAGGTTCTTTTGGTAGAGCAATAAATGAAACGAAAGAGAATTTAGATTTGGTATACGATCCAAATTTAACACCTGATCAGATAAAAGAAATACAAGAGGCGAGAGATGAGATAAAGAAAGCTGCTATTGCTGAACCTGACTTACA